TTGTAGCTAAAGCAGTAGATGTTATATTTGCATTAAATAATTGACCAGTTGTTAAAGCACCTGCACTATCTATTCTAATTACAGCCGCACCTTCAGTTACAGGCCCATCAATAAATAAAATGTGATGGTCTGCTGATTGTGAATCTATTGTTAAAGCTTTAGCATTTGAATTCTGGTCAATAATCATATCACCAGTTAATACTTCTGAATATGAAAATCCTCCACCACCATTTACAGTTAAATCACCTGCAATGGTTACATCGCCAGATATTGTACCGCCTTCGAGAGATACGTTTAATCTACTATTCGCAGAATCTAAAGCCGCATTTAAGGCTTCTTGAGTTGTGTGAGAAAATGCATCAACTGCATTTCCTGAAGAGTCTAGAAGAACTTTATTTAGAACTTCCTTTGTTGTATAATCGTGTAAACCCATTAGTCTACTCCTTTATTCCACCGCCACCGCTATAAAAGCATTTATATTTATATTACTTTAAGTAAAATCGGAAGGCACTATTGCCCTAGTTCCCCCAGTTTTATCCCTTTTCCTTATGCCATACCTTGAAACGGCATCTTTGAATTTTTTCTCATGATTCATGGACACAACCATTGCTGATTGTGAAACACCTGCGTCTGGAGATACACCAGCCTTATCTAAGTATAATCTATACTTAATGTAATCAACCAATGAAAGATGTAAGCTGTTATCTAAATCTATTTCATCATTAATGGTTCTAACTTTATTTGGTTCACCATAATAATGAAGTAATACTCCATCTGTGACAGCCTCAGCTATGGCTTTCCATTGCTTGCGAGCAGTAGTTCTTCCACTACCGCTACTATCAACATTAGTAATTAAAGCGAATTTATCACCTTCGATATACCATGATGCCGAACTATCTGGGTACTTAATACTACTTGCCATTATTTACTATCCGGTGTTGTCAATGCTGACTCACTTGTAGCATCCATTAATAAAATATTTTTATCTACTAGTCTTGGAATCTGAATATAGTCACCATCGCTGTCCATTAAATCTACCCTAAAAACCTTATTAGCCTCAAGCTTATTGCCACTAGAATCTTCAGCATCATCACTAATGCTATAAAACATCTGGTCTGCAACTGTGCTCATTTTAGCTTGTACTGGTTTTGTGCTATACATCCCAACTTCAACTAAGCCATCATTTAAAAGATTAATTAAATAATTTTCTGGAATATCAGGAAATACCTGACGAACCCTACTTAAAACTTGTTTTACCGATATTTTATGTACAGCCATATTATTAACCTAATGCTTGTAGACCTTTTTCATAGTCGGATTGTAATTTAGCCTGTTGTTTTTCTCTCCATTGATATTCAGCGACAAACTGTTGCATTTCACCTGATAGCGCCTGCAAACTTGCATGAGATATTTCAACATCTTCATCAGAGTGAATATAATCCCTTACTTTTTCCCAGCCTTGCGAACTAGCAGACGAAGCAGAATAAGAACCATCTTGGTCTGAATGAACTATAGAACTATCCATGTTAGCCAAAACATTTTGCAATGACTTTACAGCCCCATATAAAACAACAAGGTGTTCTGCTTCATTTGGAAAAGCTGTGATAGCACTGGCACTATAAGCTACTGCTGGATATGCAACCGCAGAATAAGAACAAGAACCACCAGATGGAAGGACATCTAAAGAGTTATTGTCTATAAAAAATACAGGGTCAGTAATAGTGGCATAAGCCATTTCTTCTGGGTCAGACACTCTTCCTTTTTGCTTGGCTGGTATCTTTCTACAAGGCTGATTAATATCACCATCACTTCTAAATACGTTTAATATTTTTCCAGTAACTAGCGTTTCAGCACTGCCAGATGTAAATGTATTAGACGATGCACATAATGGTAATAAATGTCCGGGCAACTGATTAATAACTTCTTTAGCACCATCTGTAAGAAATTGAGTTAATTCATCCTGAGTAGGAGCACTACTCCCATCTATTGCAAGACTTGTTAATCCTTCTACCTGTACTTCAAAAGTTGCCATTACGCACTCGCTACAAAAACCTCAACACTACATGCGGCTGTATCAGCATCCGCTGTAATATCAACTAGGTCTTCAAAACTAACAGTTAATGCACTAGCTGATGCATCCATAGTGTCAACTACACCACCGCTATTATCACCGGGATATATAAAAGAATGTCCAGCGTCTACTTTTACAGCAAATTCTGCGTTACCTTCACTTTTAAAAACTAATATAATATGATTCGTACTATCTAAATTCGTTATTCTTATATATCTAACATCATCTTCGTCAAATAAGCCAGCTAAATAGCTTTTAGATAAATCTGTTGATGATGAAGTTGCAAATCCTAAAAGACCTGTCTCTGTGGTAGACACAGAAACAATTCTCTTAACAATGCTTGCAATACTTGAAATCTCCAATATACGCTTAGAGCCATAGTCTTGGTTATCAAGTATAATATCTTCTTGTATCTTTACTTTTAATGTAGCCATTAGGCGTATCCCAATTTTTTATTTCTTTGTTTTATATCTTCTTCTATAGTAGTTGTGCTTAATTCAATATCGGTTCTTTTACCCATTTCACTCATCATATATAGATTTGTAGTGAATCTTGGCTTAGACGTTTTTTCACCGCAATGACGGCAGTTAAACCATCTCTCTGGGTTAGGTTTTTCACAATTAACACATTTCATATTCAATCCTTTGGATTTCGGGGTGAGCCCTTTATACGACCCACCCCACAGTTCCACACTGCTATCTTTATTTAATTAAGATTAAGCAAATGGTGTTGCCACAGTTCCTGAAGAGTATACAATCGCTTGTATTTGCCACCGATTGGTACTAATACCAACTAGCTCTACTGCTCCAGAAATTCCAGTTGTCGAACCATTCATTGAAAAAACATCATCATCTGATTCGTCAGCCGCAAAAACCTTGCATTGTGCCGCTGTGCCATCATTGTCCAACATAAGGGCATAACCTTCATAAAGAGTTGATGTTGCATCACAAGTAATCGTATGATTATTACTTGTAACTGCTCCAAAAACAATCTTTATTTTAGCACCAACTGTAGGAGCTGGCAACGTAACAGCGCAACCATCAAGGTCAGTAACAAGATAGCAAAATCCATCAACGGCTGAAAAAGCCGCTGTTTTAGCTTCCATCTTATATACTGAAGGCACTTCACCATAGCTATTGCTATTTTGATTTATTATATCACTTCTCATTATGCCGCCTCTTCAAAGTTAAGCAATGCATGCGTTTCGGGAAGAGAAACTTCAAGACCTGCTTCTGTAAGAATCATGTCTTTACGCAAATCTTCATCTGGCGCTTGCACGTTAGTTTCAATAGAAGTGTCACGATTAACACCATTACCAACCAGTGGTCGGTATGATACATGGTCTAAATCAACAAGACACATGAACTCAGCCGCTAATCCTCTGAAAAGTGGTTCTCTAACCATCGAAATGTCACCATGAATAGTTTCAATCTTAGTTATCTTATGACCAAAAGAACCTTGACTTCTATCAAACTGATAAGGTACTTTACTTGACATAGTATCACCGACAAAACCTACACCATCACCCAACTTGTTGAATAATGACATAACAGGTAAACTTGTCAAAGCTAACTTTGATTGAGAACCGCCACGTGCTGGGTCAAATACTACCTCAAGGTCTTTCAACAAGACATCGTAAGTAAGCTTTCCAGCCGCTATTGTTTTAAGATAAGCTTGACCCTCATTGTACACTAACTGAGTATCATCCATATGTGTTTGAGATTGACCGTTAGCCATAATATGACCAGCAATACCTTCGGTGTATTGAACACCACCAACAGATGCTCGCTGACCAAATAACATAGCTCTTTCAATATCAACTTTATGTTCACGAAGTTTCATGTTCCAGATACGTTGCCACTCATCAGCATAACCACGATAAACTGTAGCACGTGCTGTATTTGACATTTCGCAAGCAGTCTTGAAGATTTGGGTATACCCATAATCATGGTCAAGTTCTTGTGAGAATACATCTGGAGCACCGCTTCCTTCGGCATAAGAAGAACCAATGACCTGAGCCTTAGCATTTGCACCAGAATCTGCATCTGAACCCGGATTAGTAAGCCATTTAATATCAATCGAAGTTGATGAATTAATAGCCTCAATACGAGCAGTTGCATGATTCGGAGCACCGCTTTCACCAGCGTCAGACTGAACAGCAATTACCATACCCTTAACAAGCCAGCTTTGAGCCGCTGATAAAGTTGCAGTAACTATTGCACCTGCTGATACTGCCGCTAGGTTTGTTGAGATAACAAAACTACGGTCAGTCCAAGAGATTTTACTTCTATTTTCTAGGAAACGGAACTGTGAATCTGTAGTTGGAACTTTTCCAACTTTAGACAAGTATACAAAGAAAGGAGACTCGTCAGGAGATAACTCAGCAACCCTGTCACCAAAGTCGTATAATCTACGAGAACCCTTGGTTAAGGATAGGGCTGTGTTAGTACCCGGAGTACCTACTTTAACTTGTCCGGAATTATAGTTTGCCATAATTCGTTCCTTTTATTTAGTTATAAAACGTTATTTCTACCTCCCGCTTTCAACACAGAATCCCACATTCTATCAGCTTCATTTTTTGTTTTAGCTGGTTGTCCTTGTAGAACTCCGGCAGAGCGAGGAGCGTCTTGTGCGGCTCTCACCGCATCTACGGTATCAGTATTTGTTTGACCAACCCCACTGACATCACGATACAATTTCACAAGATTATTAATTCCAACGGCTTCCTTAGGCTGTGT